AAATTAACGACAACAAAATGCCCCCACCACCATCAGTGATGGATGCAAATAATTTAGCTAAAATAAAAAAATGGATCATGTATGGGGCTAAAAACAAAGTGTCATAACACTGAATAGTATAATTTGCCCGAAATACCGCGTAGCTGTATGGCTCGCAGCCTTTTTGGTTGTTTTGGTAATTTCAAAACGAAACGTCATAATTTTATATTTTGCTTCAATTATACTGAATTCGTGAGGTAAACCAAGCTCACGTAAGGTATAGTGTTTAAATAGGGCTGAAATTCGCTTTAAATGCGGTTTTCGGCCTTTTTTGTTATGCCTCACTGTAGGCAATCAATTCAAAGGCCGATTTAGGTGCAAAATAACGAAATGTCGAGTTGGGGAAACAGTTGGGGAAACAGTTGGGGATACAAAAACGACTAATTGAAAAACGTATGTTTCTAAAAATAACTGTAAAAAAGGCTGTAAAATCAATAATCATATATGGATAATTCAACACATAAGCAGATTTAAAAACACATAAATAATTGATAATCAACAAAAATGGTGTAAAAAAGGCTATAAAACGGGGAATGGCTTATTATTCAAGCCTAATCATGCCAATAACAAGGTTGATGCTGTTGACATCAACAGCAGGATCAATATCAATATCTTGATAGTCTTTATTCTCAGAACGAAGTATCCACTGACCAGAAGTGGTCGATTTTACTATTCTTTTAATCATTATTCCCTGCGAAGTGTCTAATACATAAGCCTTATTCCACTGAATAAATGCTGATTTCGAAACACGTTTACAAGCTACAATATCACCGGGATTGTATTTAGGATACATAGATGATCCTTTCACTCTGATCAGGAAGTCAGCCTTTGAAAATTCCGGTATAAAATACCGATCCTCTATATCATTCTCATGAATTGTAAGCTCGCCTGATCCTAAACCGGCAATGGCTGATTCGGGTATCATCGGCAGTTCGCTTTTTGGTCCAGCCTTGTATATAGCAGCGGGCTCGGAAAGAATCGCAATTTGCGAATCATCATGTTCGCCATAGAGTAAAAAATTGGCGTCTAATCCTTCACATTTTGAGAATACTAGCTCATAATCGAATGAATTACGCTTGCGCCATGTGGATAACGTATTAGGCGAAACCCCAAGCATATCACACAATGCCGCGTCAGTTCTAAGGGAATAGCGTTCCTTTAGCCTGTCGATTAAAATAGTCGCATTATGTGAATATTTTTCTTGCATCTTCTCATTTTGCGAATTATGTTTGTACCGCAAATCAGGTACAAATATTATGAAAAATTTAGAAATAAAAGAACTACTAGACTCTGGAGACCAAAAATTCATTAGTAGATCGACTGGTTATAGTCCCGAAACAGTTCGCAAAGTGCTAGGTGGACAACGCAATAACGATAAGATTCTTAAAGCTGCTCAAATTTTGGTTGAGGGCAAAAAAAGCCTAGCAGAACAAATTGAAATAATGGTTCAAAACTAAAAACAACACTATGTCTGACAAAAACAACCAACTGCCTGACGACTTGAACCCTGAGTTCTTATTCAATGGAACAGCCAATAAGCTGTTATCGCAAATCATCAAAGGACAGATTGATCCGGTGTTATTGGCTAAGCAACAATTAGCGAATCGTGGGTTGGATTCTGAAGGCAAGTGGATCGGTTTTACTAAAGCAAAAAAACATCATGGTTTACTATAATAACACATTATGCGTGGAGCTGGCTCCGCTGCAACAACTCGGCATTGCTTCGCTTGGTTTGTGGAAGAAGTGGGTGCGACTTGGCGCTGAGGTAGTGAGACCGGGAGGTAATGGTCGTACTAGCTTAATTAAGTTTGATACGATCCCTTCGACTTACCAGCAGGTTATAATTGAGAAACTTGGCACGCCTGAGAAGCAACAAGCCAGCAGTTTTGCTGATTTGATAAAAGCTGACGATAAAGCTGTAACCTACTATACCAATTACATGCTGCCTGATGGTAGACACTTGGAAGATAAGTACATAAAAGAGTATACCACCAACGCCAATGTGTTGAATGCGATTGGTAGCATATACAATTCACAAGCTCAAGCTCGCAAGGCGCTCGGTGGCAATATGAAGGGTTTTTGGCCTAAAGCTAGCGATGTAGTAAACAACTGCAGGGTGCAAGTAGGCCACACGCTACCAAGTAGCCACGAGCGCTTATACAAGACATTCAAACAATACAAGGCAGACAGTTACTACGCGCTAGTGAGTAAGAAGTTTTGCAACGACAATACATTGAAAGTTACCGGAGACTTGGAGCGCTTACTTATGTCGCTTTATACCATGCCAAACAAGCCATTTGCTGCCGATGTACATACCCTTTACGGATTGTTTTTGGCTGGTAAAATTCAACTGGTGGATGAGCGCACAGGTGAGCTATTTATACCGGATCAATTCCGCAATAAGAAGGGCGAATTCATTACCATAAGCGATAGCACCGTGTGGAATGTGCTTAATAAACCGCAAAACCGCGCCATTGTGGATGCCAAGCGTAACAATTCATTCTCATTCAACACCATGCACAGGCCTCACCACCATCGCAAGGCTCCTGAATTTAGCTTTAGTAAGATATCGCTGGATGACCGAGACTTACCAAGGTTGAGTTCGGAAGGTAGCCGTGTGAAAGCCTATTATGCGTATGACGTGGCTTCGGGTTGTGTGATTGGTAAGGCTTATAGCCGCACCAAGGACGAGGAGCTATTCATTGAGTGTTTGCGCGACATGTTTAGGCTCATCGAGAACAATCAATTCGGAATGCCGCTTGAGGTTGAGGTTGAGAATCACCTTGTAAACAAATTCTTTGATGATTTGGGTATGATGTTCCCATATGTGCGAATTTGTAATCCGGGCAACTCGCAAGAGAAGCACGCTGAGCACTTGAACCGCGCCAAGAAGTACGGTACCGAAAAGAAGATGCAGAATGGTATCGGTCGCTGGTGGGCTCGTAGCGAGGCGTACCGGGTTGATAACAATAAGGTGAACGATCAGTTTGTAGAGAAGGTTTACACCTTCGACAGCCTTGTTGCTGACGATATCGCAGCTGTTAACCTGTTCAACAATAGCCTGCACCCAAAACAAAAGAAATACCCCGGCAAAACACGCTGGCAGGTACTTGTTGAGAACCTAAATCCAAAGGCACCACAAGTATCGAAACCTGTGGTGTATAAAGCTATCGGAGAGCGCACAACCACAAGCATTCAGCGCAACCAGTACGTGACTGTACAATATGCTAAATACGCGCTTCCTTCACCTCACATCATCGACCGTTTAACTCCAAATGATTACACAGTTGACGCTTACTGGTTGCCAAATTCAGACGGCATGGTGGGTGAGGTTTATCTCTACCAAAACAATCAATACCTGTGCAAATGCGAGCGCATAGCCGAGTACAGCACAGCTAAGGCTGAGTGGACTGGCGATGATGCTAAGGGCTACACTGATCAAGCTAAATACGTGAGCTCATTCGACAAGAAAGTGAAGGAAGGCAAGAAGGAGCTTGCTCATTTACAAATTATGAACCCCGAAATTATGGACGAGGCGACAAAACAGGAGCCAGTGATTGTGGTAGCTGCAAAACCACAATCAGAAAATATAGCCGACCTGTTAGACGACTACGATCCTAATCAATATCTCGATCAATCAACCAATAATCTCTGACAAAAATGGAAATCAACGAACAATTTAAGACACGCGTTACAGACGCAATTAGAACACACAAGAACTACTTTGAGGGTAGTGATGCTAAACATGCTGTGAGTCTTGGACTATCCTCTGCACAGTACAGTCGTATCATGGCAGGGGAATTAGACCGAGTGCTTAGCGATGCGAAATGGATAACCCTATCACGCCTGATGGAGCAAAAGAGTGGTAAGAATGAAAATTGGGTAGCTGCTGAAACTCCGGTTTTTGTTTACATACAAAACACTTTTAAAAAGTGTCAAAAAAACGCACTGAGCACACTCATCTGTGATCTTGCTGATATAGGTAAAACATTCGCTGCCCGGCACTATGCAGCACATAACAAGAATGCAATTTACATCGATTGCTCGCAAGTTAAAAGCAAGCAAAAACTAGTAAGAAAAATAGCCAAGGAATTTGGTGTTACCTGCACCGGAAAATATGCTGAGGTTTATGACGATTTGGTTTACTACTTGAATTATATCAATAATCCAATGGTGATATTGGATGAAGCCGGAGATATGAGCTATGAAGCCTTCTTGGAACTGAAAGCACTTTGGAATGCAACAGAGCGTCATTGTGGATGGGCTATGATTGGTGCTGATGGATTAAAGGAGAAAATACGAAGAGCTAAGGATTGTAAAAAGGTAGGATATGCCGAAATGTTTAGCAGGTATGGTAGCAGGTACCAACGCATCACACCTGAAGGAAAGGATGAGGCTCAAAAGTTCACAACACTTCAAGCTGCTTTGATTATTAAAGCCAATGCACCGAAAGGTACAGATGTTCAACAAATGCTGCGCAAGACTGATGGCAGCTTGCGCAGGATTAATAACGAAGTAAGCAAACTGGCATAATGGGGAGAGCTCTTTCGGTTGACAACGTTCTTTCAAAACGCAGAAAGCTTTTACCATTTGACGGTGAATGGCTGGAAGCAATGGGCAGACCTGAACTAACAGGCACATGGATTATATGGGGAGGATCCGGAAGTGGTAAAACCACATTCACGATGCAGTTGGCAAAGTACCTTACCAAGTTTGGCCGCGTGGCTTTCAACTCAATGGAAGAGGGCGACTCGGAGTCAATTAAAAGAGCCTTTCAGCGTGTAGGAATGCGCGAGGTGAGGCGCAAATTGATACTCCTAGACAATGAGCCGATTGCGGAGCTGAAGGAGCGCTTATCGAAGCACAAAAGTCCGGAAGTAATCATCATCGACTCGCTGCAGTATAGCGACATGAGCTATAAGGAGTACAAGGCCCTGCGCGATGAGTTTCGCAATAAACTCTTTGTAATCATTAGCCATGCAGAGGGCCGCGAACCTGAGGGAAAGGTGGCAAAAAAGGTGCGCTACGATGCCTTTGTAAAGATTAGAGTGGAAGGTTACCGGGCATTTGTGGTGAGTCGTTTTGGTGGTGGTAAACCATACGATGTATGGACTGAAGGAGCTGTCCAATATCACGGTATAGATTCATTAACAACTAAATAACAAAAACAAAAATGGAAAACAAAATCAACGTACACGACTCACACCTTGGTAAGTTCAATACTGCCAGTGGTCGAGTTATGAACCTAAAGTCGCCTGATCGCGACTCCATCAACGGATGGGACATTAGCAAAGGATTGGCTTACACGGCTCGTTTTAATGGGCAATGTAGTCATTTTTATTCAGTAGCACAGCACAGCATACTTGTGCGCCACTTAGCCCCGCAGGAGCTAAAAAAAGCTGCATTAATACACGATGCCAGCGAAGCCTACTTAGGCGATGTGATAAAGCCTCTAAAGGTGATGCTTGGGCGCAGCTATGCCGATATTGAAGAGCGATTCATGTTTACGATAGCAGCAAAGTATGGAGTGTTGTGGAAAGAGCTGGAGGAGGTAAAATACTACGATAAAATGGCACTGGAGCTGGAGCATCATGCATTTCAATGCGGTCAATTGAAAGAATGGAGCACTTATTGGCGCATTAACCTAGGCGCACATGAGCCTGCTGTGTGGAGTCCCGATTATTCATTCCGCAAATACAGTACCCTGTTTGCGTCAACTTTTGGCGAACACGCGATGGGCGTAAGCAATCAAATGTTATATGCTTGGAGAGAAATGGAGGCCAATCGTGAGTAAGCAGATAGTTATAACCATCACTGATGATCCGGCTAATGATAGCTGCGATGTGCGCGTGGCATTTAGCCCGGATATGGATAGGCTCACCTTCGCTAAGATGATCACCAGTGCGCCACCTCATTTTAAGCGCCTGATGCGCGAAGGTTTCGAAAACCTAAATGGTATGCGCAGAGAGGCCAAGAATTCAATATACAGCCTGTTTGGCGGGAAAGGAGTGCGCAATGGCTAACCATACAACCACCAAGCAAGTAAAATATGCATGCAATAAGCGCGATATACTTCATGCTATCGGCATGACGGAAGATGAATATAATATATTTCAATTTGACACTGCAGTTGAGTGGCTGCATCAAAAAGTGTGGGACGATACTGAATTGGTTAATTTCATCATTGCCGATCACGAGTTTAAGTCGTGGTGGCAATTGCAGTGGAATTTACGCGAAGATGCATTTGTGTGGGACTATATCGGTTACCTCATAGCTCCCGACAATTTTAAAGCGTATGTATCGCAAGCGTGGAGAGATATTCACCGAGTAAAGTATATCAATTTGTTACTTCCTGAAGAACTTATTGCGCGTTCTGTTAAGAAGATATCGAAAGGAGGCTCATTATGATTAGTGCATATGCATATCCGGGACTAAATCAAACATTTACTAACCACATCAATAATCAGGAGCAAGTATACACAGTGAAGCAAATTGTGTGCAAATATTATGGTGTTACTATTGAATCGCTGAGCATGAGAACACGTAAACGTGAAGTGGTGATTTCTAGGCAGGTGTCAATGGTTATCATCAAAAACAAATCATCCTTTTCGCTTAAAAAAATAGGCTCATATTTTGGTGGCAGAGACCACAGCACTGTAATCCATGCAATTCAAACTATTGATGATTTAACATCAACTGATAAAAAGATTAAAGCGGATTTTGACTTTTTATCAAATGTAGTTACTGAGTACTTAAGAACAGGAATAATCAACCAAAAATAATTTTAATATGACACTAACCAATAAAACAGCAGAAGAGTTAAAACAAGAGCTTTCTGCAAAAGAAAAACAGTTTGAGGATGTTGCCGAAAGATTGGCACTTCCGGGGATATCAGATGATACGGTTCGAGCCTTGCTAAAAACAAAAAATGAACTGTATGCCGACATTCAAACCTACAGGGTAGAATTGGCGAAACGTTCAAAGCCATTTTCAAGATCACTTAACGAATCATTTGAGCTATAATATGAATTACGCACACCTCACATTTACTGAGTTGGAGATTCATATTGAAGCCACCAGTAAACAGCTAGACGAACTAGCCGGACGCGCTGATGTTAGCGAAAAAGTGCGAGAGCTTAAAAAACGCCTTCATGCACTTACAGATGAGTTGAACGAGCGTAGAGATCACCTACTTAAATAACCATTTAATAACAATAAATATCATGGCAAAAACAAAAAAAGCAACCATCGCAAATGTAACACTAGAGCAGGCACAAGAAGCCAGCGAGCATTACTCTCAATTATCCGACAAGTTAATCCGGATTGAGGGAAAAATGAATGAAGAGATTAACAAAGTGAAAAGCAAGTACAAAGACGAGATTACTGAGCTGCAGGAGCAAATAGAAGTTCCGGTAGAAGTTTTGGAAGTTTTTGCTAAAGAGCAGCAGCCATCATGGGGCAAAAAGAAAAGCTTCGAGCTGCTTCATACCGTGATTGGATTCCGGACTGGAACGCCAAAGGTAGACAAGAGCAAGAAGTTTACTTGGGATGGCATTACCGAGTTGCTTGTAAAAAATGGCAAGAAGTTCAGCGACTTTGTGCGCACCAAAACCGAAATAAACAAAGAGGCCATACTTGCGCTGAAGGATGAGCAGCTACTACGCGAGCTGAAGGATGAGTGCTACATTGAAGTGGTGCAAACCGAAACTTTTTATGTGGAAGCTAAGCGCGAGGAAATACCTGCATAACCATTAAACATCCTGATTGGCGCTTTAACTTTTTTCACGCCAATTTGGTTGATTACCCCGGTTAGTATAGTGGTAGTACCCTTGCAGCAGCAACGCTCAGTAAGTTGTATGGCTCGACTGAACAAGCGTGTAAGGAAACGGAGGTTCGATCCCTCCACCGGGAGCAAACATTTAAACGCCATTAAAATGGAAATACAAATGCAATTAAACTTCGATGTAGTGCCAACAGGCAGCACTATCAATATTGATAAGCTGAGTGGCCAAAACGGCAAGCTGCTCGATTATTTGCTGCAGGGCAATCGAATACACTGCATGCATCCGGTTAAAGAAGTGTTGGGTATTGGCTACCTGAACAGTCGAATTGCTGACTTGCGCAGGTTTTTGCAAGACTCACATTTGCAAGTTGGTAGCAGAATGATAAAAGTGGCCGATGTGGATGTTAAGGAATACTGGATAGAAGCCAAAGCTATAAGAGAACGCGTATGACACCAGTAGAATATAATATATGGCAAGCCCGTGAGCTTGCACAAAAGCAAATGAAAGTAAGGCACAATATGTTTACCGATGAAGAATACGTGACCTACACCAGCACTGGAACGCTGATTGATGAAAACGGCATCCAATTGCCTGAAGATGAATTTTGGAAGCTGCGCGAGCAACAGGTGTTTCAAAACGGATGGAGGGTGGTAGAATGATAGACCAAGGCATACTATATGATTATAAGCCATATGCGCAGCCACTCAAGGGGTTATTTACTATATCAGGAGACACCTACGGGCCTTATGGATGGAATATAATTGAAAAAATTGAGACGATTATAGGGGAAGACACTACGGCCTATATTACTCATCTGAAACCAACAGGACATGGGGAGTATGAAGGTGACAGGGTTGTACAATATAAGTATGTTTTGCCCTTGGGTATTCATAAGAGCAGACTGATCAGATGGCTTGACTCCCCACAATTGAAATTTAACCTTTAATAATTAATATAAATGACACGACAAAAAATCACGTTTTCGCCACACGAAAAAGGCGACACTTTTTACGAAACAGAAATACAGCTAGAGATTAATGGTGAAAACCCCGACTTAGATGGAGCTAAGGTAGAAATGAACTTTAAACATGCGGTTTCTGGAGATACTGAGACAATGACCACAGAAGGTGATGATGCACAATTGGAGATTACAGATAATGAATTAGCTAAGTTTATTATCAAAGAGCAGAAAATTGATTGGGCTCCTGGTGTGTGGAAATTTAATGTCACATACACCTTTTCAGATGGTGTGGTGCGCACTTATGGCGATGGTTCGTTTACAATAATTGATACGCCATGACCGATACTGTTTTACTTAAGGTAACCAAAACACCTGAAGATGTTTTACTAAAAATAACAGAAGCGCCTGAAGATGTACTGCTAAGTGTGATTGAAGCACCTGAAGATGTAGTGCTAAAGGTGGAGGTAGAATCAGCTACATCGGGTAGGTGGACAGTGGAGATGCTTAATACGCTTAGTCGTGATATAACTGCACCAAGGGCAGCCCGAATTGAGTCTATAACGGCATTGCAAGGCAACCCCGTAGTTACTATACTACTAAATGGCAATGCATATGCATTTGGTGACAGCATAGCCTTGGGTGATACCATTACCGTTCAAGTTGATGTATTTGGTGTAATAAACTTAAATATTAGGTATGAATAGAGATATATATTTTCCTGATCCTGAAAAACCAGTTTGGACTCGCCCGGCAGATTGGTTACCAATGCCTGAAGTATTGGAAAACGAAAGCAAATTTGTTGGCTTGCATGCAGTTTATTCATCCGGGGACAATTATGTAGCTTTTAGTTTCACATGCACCACCGGAGGATATACAGTGAATTGGGGTGATGGAACTACAAGCACTTATGCAAGTGGAGCTGAAGCGCAGCATTCATACGATTATGCTTCTGTAGCAGAAGAGAGTGTCTCGGAGCTAGGTTATAAACAAGCACTGATTGTAGTAACACCACAAAGTTCCCATTTCACACATTGCAATTTACAAATGCTCTACACTGGTCAGGTGAGTGGTTATGCTTCAGGATTTTTGGATTGCATTTTAAATATGCCACAAGCTGCCAGTGGTTGGTCTATAATTATTGGTGGTGATACCGTAAGGCATAGTAAATGCGAGCGTTTTAAACTTATTGATATTGGGGGATGCACCCTAATGATTTTAACATTTAGGAATTTTCGAAGCTTACAAATGGTTAACACATTTGATACAAGTGCTGTTACACTCATGCCCTATATGTTTTCTTTTTGTGACTCCATCAGAAAACTACCGATGCTAAACACGAGTGCTTGCACGAATTTTCAACAATTTTCTG